TCTTCATTATACCGAGTAATAATAATATGAATTTTATCAGTTGTATTATGGAGTGGAATATTACAGTTAAAAAATTCAATATATATTAATTTGTAAATTAAAAATAATAATATAATTATTAAAAATAATATAGTATATTTATACATATAATTATACTATATTTTTTTAATTTGCCCAGTGATTTCCACATACAACACAATTTACAAATGTTGTAGCAGCTTCATCTGCACTACGTGTTTGAATAATCTCAATTGTACATCTACGTTTGTGGCATCGGAAACATTCATAAATATCAGTAGTATAGATATTATTTTTCTTATCTTCTATAAATTCAGTCTTTTTAATAATTGCATCCCAGATTAATGGACATCGCTCTTGTGGTGTTTGATCAATATAATCATCTATTTTATCAAAATCAATATGATTTATTTGAGTATCATGATAAAGATCGTTAATTAATGTAATAATTAAACTTTTTAAATTATCTACATTTAATAATGAATCTTTACAAAATTGTTTTCTATTTTCTATAAATTTATGTATAATTGTATTTGTTTCTTCTGTGGAATAAATTGTTTCTAATTTTTCATAATATGATTTATCAATTACTATATCAGTAGTTATATTAGTATTAGATTCCGACATTTTATCTATATAATTATATTTGTTTATCTGAAAATATTTCTTTTTCAAATTTAATGGGAAAAAGTACTTTATTCAGGGAACAAGATATAGAAGCTATTTCTGGAAAAATAGATGAAATTATTGAATTTGCAGATATTAAGAAGAAACAGACTGTAATGCCTAATTATGACGAATTTATAACAGTATCAACTATAATTGCAAATTATATTAAAACAAGTAAACGTATTGTATATGGTGGAATTGAAATTAATGAAATGTTAAAAGCAAAATCACCTAAAGATATTATTTATAAAGAGTATAGTAAAAATGATATTGAAATATATTCATATGATCCATATACAGATATTAAAAAAATGTGTGATATGTTATATGCTAAAAAATTTAAATATATTGAAGGTAAAAATGCAGAACACCCAGGTACATTCACTATTTTTGTAAATTTTGAGAAATATTGTGATATTACATATGTACCAAAAATAATATATCATAATTTACCATTTGTCGATGTGAATGGATTTAGATTAATACATCCATCATTTATATTAGTTGATACATTACGAGTGTATACAGATCCATTAACTAGTTATTTTCGATTGAAAAAAACATTTGAACGGACAAATTTATTGTTTAAAGTAACATCATTTAATCCAGAAAAAGGTACAATTCAAGAAAATAATAAATACACTAACATTTTAAATGAAATAGTACCAAAAATAGCAAAAATACCCAATGTAATATTTATAGATGATCCGGCATATAATTATTATATGGAACAAATATCTAGTAATAAATTAAATGAATCACATATTGGAATAATCGTATCTAATTTGGAAAAAAGTGGACAACAAATATATAATATATTTCTAGATTGTATTGCTGCAAAAGATACTAATTTTCGTCAAAACATTAAGGTAGAAGAATACAATATTTTCTTTCAATTTTGGAATAAAAGAATTATTTTATTGTATAAAAATACACCAATTATAACAATGTACCAAAATAAATACAAATGTTATCAATATTGATCAATTGAACGATATAATACGAATATAAATAATGGAAATTATACTTTAGTTGTATTATATTATTTAATACACTGGCATTATAATAAAATATACAAATTAGATGCACAAGAATATCAACATAGATTAGGTAATTTAATTGATGCTAAAAATACTTATTTAACAAAACATAAATTAACAATTTTAGATGATTCGCCATTTAGAGAATTTCAAGTGGAGTGTCTGGGAGAAACATTTGATTTTAAATATACTAGTATGTTAGCTAGTAAGAAAAAATTTGAGAAAGGTTTACTTGTTATATACCGATATCAACCAGGTGCAGAAAAAAATACTTTAACAAGTGATATTAAATTTCCTAATGAAGCAGGTTCTTTAATTACAAATGACAAATTAAAATATATTAAAATATGAATTATTTTTAATTTAAGGTGATATCAAATATATTAATATAAATACTTTAAAATGTTTTTGTCTATTTTTATATTAAGTACAATCTTTACATATACCTTATTTGTAGCGTATATTTTAAAAATAATTATTATGCATGATGATATCGAAACTAAAATAGGATGTTCCAGATTAACGAATGAAAATATGAAGAATAATGAATATGTAGATGAACAAGCAGAAGAAGATGAAGAAGCAGAAGAAGAAGAGGAAGCAGAAGAAGAAGAAGCAGAAGAGGAAGAAGAAGAGGCAGAAGAAGCAGAGGAAGCAGAGGAAGCAGAAGAGGCACAAGAAACAGAGAAAGCTGAAGACGCGGAAGAATCTGAAGAAGCAGATGATGAAGATGAAAAATATATTATATTAAATAAAAAAAATATTAATATATATACTAGAGAGATAATAAAGACAATAGTCAATGAGACTTTTAAAGATACATTAAAAGATCTAGTACAAGCTACTATTAAAGATTTATTAGTTGAATTAAAGTTACCAGTAATTGATAAACCATCGGAAGAAAACAATAATACAGAGGATAATAAATTACCGGTACTTAATGAACCGTTAGAAGAAAATATGAATGTAGAAGCTGATAAATTACCAGAATTATATAAATTAGATAATAAACAAGAATTTGTTGGTGTTAGTTCAGATTAATATGTAAATTTTCCTTCTAATTGATTATAATTAAAATAAAATAATAAATATTTTTATTATAGTATATTTAATATATATAAAGACATATATATATTAAATATTGCTCAAGTAGCTCAATTGGAAGAGCAGCGATCTTATGAGTCGCAGGTACCGGGATCAAAACCCGGCTCGAGCACAAATATAATAGGTATTGTTAATTTAATAAATTAACAGCTCTTATAGTTCAGTTGGTTAGAACGCCCGCCTTCTAAGCGGGAGGTCGTGGGTTCGAGTCTCACTAAGAGTACAATATTAACGATTACATATATCCATCGAAGGTGTTGCTGTAAATCCATATGGACATACAATATTTTTATAATCGTTTAATTTAATTATACATTTAGCAGTAATTGGTGATGAAGTAGTAGCATTACCATTTAGATATAAATCACCGATTGGACAACTGTAATCAGTTGGTATCATTAATCCATCTTGATTTGGATTTAAATTTGAAATATTATATTTTTTTTCTGAAATTTTTGTACAAACTGGTTCATTAATTATAGTGTTTACGTTAACTTTTCCAGTATTTTGTATATATGTATATGTATATTGTATATTCGATTCATATTTCCAACCAGGTGGACAAGTAATTTTTCCATTAGATTTTGATAAATTAATATTATCTTGTAAATTAGATACACTAGTTAATATACTTGACTTAGTTTCCATAATATCATCTTTTTGTGCTAAAGACGCAATACCAGTTACAAATGAAGGAGTTGATAATAAATTAGAGGTAGCATTAGTAATATCATCTTTTCGTGCTAAAGAAGAAATACCAGATACAAATGAAGGAGTTGATAATAAATTAGAGGTAGCATTTGTAATATCATCTTTTTGTGCTAAAGATGCAATACAAGCTGCAAAATTAGGTTGCGTTAATAAATTAGCACAGTCATTTTTATCATTTTTATCATTTTTATCAGATGTATTTTTTGGAATATTTGAAGTAGTATTTCCCATACTATATTTGTATATATATATATATATTATATTTTTAAAATATAATATAAAGATAACTAAATATTTATTTATGATTAAATGCAACTATATTTATTTATGATTAAATGCAACTATATGCTATTGTAGTTGATGTAGTACCATCTATTGTATTATCAATATAATTACATACAGCTGGACCTCTAGATTTACCAATAGGACATGAAAATCCACTATAATTATATGATGCATCATGTGAAACTGTAAAAAATCCATTATTATCAGGTGCACCAATTTTTTGAGCATCTGAACAAGTATTTAATGGTGGAGGTATGATACAAGAAAATACAGGAGTTATTAGTTGTGTTGCACCAACAGTTGAAGTTTTTTGACATAATTGAGTATCGGGTTGTGTGTTAAGATAACAAGTTTTTGTACCTGCAGATGAAGTATATGAAATATTTCCTGCGAGATCAGTATCTGTACATTCTGGATATATACATGTATAAACAGGATTACCATTACGGTCACATTGTTGTGATCCTTGAATTTGTGGTGATGGACAAGATTGTGCATTATAAGCGATACCTTTGCTATCTGTACCTGCAGCAAAAACAACGGTTGAACTAAGATCAGTATTTGTACATTGAGGATATATACAAGTATAAACAGGATTACTATTATTATAACATTTTATTCGTGATTCTTGAATTTGGGGGGTAGGACAAGATTGTGCAGCATAAGAATTACCATTATTATCTATACCTGCAGCAAAACTAACATTTGAGCTTAGATCAGATGTTGTACATATTAAAGGAACTGCAGCTCTGTGTGTACCGATTGGTTTTGCTACATATACACCACTAGGACCACTAAGATCACTTTGAATATTAATATGACCAGACATTAGTAATATATATATATATATATATATATGAAAAAATATTTAAGATTATATATAAAGAAACCTAAATCTTTTCCTAAATCTTTTATGGTTATAAAGATGATACTTATTAAATATTAAATAATTATTATCTTTATAATTCATATCAAATATGATAATATATAAAATAATTAATATATTTATACTATTGAATATTTTCAAAATTTTGATAAATTAATTATAAAAAATGAAAAATAATATAAATATACATAATACTATATAAAAGTAAAGCAGAATGAATACAACTAATCAAGACTTATTTATTAAATATTGTCAAGAAAATGATATAGAAAATATAATAAAAATATATAATAATACTGATATTAAAAATATATATGTCTATGATAACAATGAAGAATACAATATATTTGAATGGTTATGTATTAATTCGAAAGTAGAAATAATTGAGTGGTTGCATTCTGTAATTGATTATACGGATACAAAAAATGTAATAAATTACCAGAATGGATTTATAGAGGTATGTCAAAAAAATAAATTAGACATGGCAAAGTGGTTATATAATAATAGACGTAATATAGAATTAAATTATAATACATCATTTATTATATGTGCACATATGGGTAATATAGAAATATGTAAATGGTTATATAGTCTAGGTGAAAAAATAGATATAGATAATATACCATTTAATTATGCATGTTCAGAAGGTCACTTTGAATTATTACAATGGATGTATTCATTACCCAATACAATTAATATACATGAAGATTTTGAAACACCATTTGTATATGCTTGTTATAATGGACGGTTAGATATATGTAAATGGTTATATACATTAGATCCTCATAATCAAATTGATATTCATGTAAATGA